CAAACGAATGATTGAATGGCGCGAAAAATACGGTGATGAGGTACGCGCGGGAACGCCAACGGGTTGGCGGCGTGCATCAATGTTGGCAAACCGCGAACCATTAACAGTTGAAATGCTTAACCGCATTAAATCATTTTTTGCACGACACGAAGGCAATCAAACAATTGCAGACCGTTACAAGAACACACCATGGCGCGACAATGGTTTTGTTTCGTGGAATTTATGGGGTGGAACTGCAATGCGTGATTGGGTAAATAAAAAACTGAACCAAATAAACGATTAGTTTGGCAATAGACAAGGACAAATGGCAATCGGCGTTTGAAAAGCAATTAGACATCGCTGAAAAAAAACAAATCGCCATTGTAAAGCGTTTTTATAAACGTGAATACAACAAAGGCATTGAATCGTTTATTGCAGACGGCCAAACAAATTTCCAATTATTATTTGACGACAAAGATTTATTAAAAATATATCGTGATTTATATACCGATATCGGAATGCGGTTTGCTAAATGGTACGCCAACAACATTAATAGATTTATAAAAAAAGCCGTTGATACGTCCGACGTTGATGACATTTGGCGCAATGCGTTTGGTTCCTATGGTTCGGCAGTTGGTGCGCAACGCGTCACGTTAGTAAGTGGAACGGCTAAACAAACGTTAATTAAAATAACACAACAATTGATGCGTGACGCCGAGTTTATGACATTGGGCGCCGTTGAACGTGGTCGTATATTGCGAAACCAATTCAATAAATATTCACAATGGCAAGCCGAACGTGTTGTTCGTACCGAAGCGACGGCGGCGGCTAACTTTGCACAAACACAAGCCGCACAAACTATTTTCCCACCGGACCAAATGCAAAAGGAATGGATTGCAAGTTTTGACGACAGAACCCGCGACACACATTCAGAGGCCGACGGTCAAATTGTAAGGGCCAACGATACATTTTTAGTTGGCGGACAACCAATGATGTTTCCGGGTGATCCCGCGGGCGGTGCTGCGGAATGTATCAATTGCCGTTGTTCTGTTGCATATTTTCCAATAGAGGGCGCGCAAACTGTTGGTGAAATAACCGACATTAATTTTGGTTTAGGTGGCGGAACACAAACCGGGTTTGGTTTAGGTGACTTTGCAAGCGCTATTGGAACAACAATTGTTTCGGGTGTTGAAAATGTAGCTAAAACAATTGCAGAGGCAAGACGCCAATTGTCTGAATTATTTAAAAACAATAATTTTAAAATTGACAAACTAACAATGTCACGTTCATTGACAGTTGAACAGTATAATTTACGATTGGCGGAATTAGAACGTCTTTTTAGTTTATATAATTTTGACAGGGAAGCAAACTTTATTCGTAATATTATTGTAAAAAATAAATCAACAAGAAGAAGTTTTGGTTATATAAAACGCGGAAGGACAAAATCTGAATTATGGGAATTAAATTTGGGCGATGAAACGGATAAATTATCCAATAGAACAAGGGGATTGTTTAGTGATAGGTTTGACAATTTAAGATTTAAAAGCGCAATTGATGCAGATAAAAACTTTTTATCAACATTAGTTCACGAGATGGGACACGTTTTAACACGTTCCGGTTTAAATTCAGAAATAGAATTTTGGCGAAACATTACAAAAATAAAACGTGAATACACTAAAAATTTATTAAAATATAGAGAAACAAACAACTTTAAAGGATTTAATGAAATATTTTTAGGTAAATACGCGTCCAAAAACGCAGATGAATTTATGGCTGAATGTTGGACGGAATATCAATTAAGTTCAAACCCTTCTTATTATGCTAAATTAGTTGGTGAGTTAATAGATGAATTTTATAAAAAATAAATTATGGATCAAAAAGAAAATTATATTTGCAATCGTTGCAAACATTTAAGGCCTTTGTCCGGTGGTTGCAATGCTTTTCCCGACGGAATTCCTTTTGATATGGGGGTTTTTATAGAACATTTTAAACCATTACCTAAACAAAAAAATAAAATCGTGTTTGAGGAAGGCGAACCAACGCAATTTTAAAAATTTGTATATTTACAAAAATTTTTAAATATGAATACAATTCTATATAAAGCGGCGCCGGTTGGCGAATTAATTGATGCGGACGAAAAGGCCGGAATTATAAAAGGTTACGGAAGTTATTTCGGAAATAAAGATTCCGACAATGACGTAATTATGAAAGGCGCGTACAAAAAGACAATTGCCGAAAACGGTGAACGTGTTAAATATTTATATCAGCACGATATGAACCAACCAATTGGCAAAATGACTGAATTATATGAGGACGAAAAGGGATTGGTATTCGTGGCGGAAATTGCTAAAACACAATTAGGAAAAGACGTTGTCGAGTTAATGAAATCGGGGGTTATTACTGAAAATTCAGTAGGTATTATGCCAATGCAAAAAAACAATAAAGGCGATTACAGAGAAATAACAGAAGTTAAATTGTACGAGATTAGCGCCGTAACATTAGCAGCAAACGACCAAGCCAAAATATTAGACGTAAAGGGTAACGTTGACGTTGAAAAACTTTCAAAGCGTTACGACAACCTAACAAAATTAATTCGCAAAGGCGAAATATCGGACGAAATGGGATTTGCCATTGAAGCCGAAATACAAAAACTTAAATCATTATTTATTGAGTTCACGAAGCCGGTTGATGAAATCACTTCGCCGAATGTTGAGGTAAAAAACAATGATTCCGAAGTGTTCAATTATTTATTAAATTCCTTAAAAAATTAAAAATGGAAGAAAATTTAAAAAACCAATTGGATCAATTCAATAATGCTATTGATTCAAAAATCGAAAAGTCTAACAACGAAGTTGTTGAAAACGTTGTTGTTAAGGCAAACGAAATCGTTAAGTCTGAAGTTTCAGAAATGGCGACAAAATTAAACGAGAGATTAGACGCGATTGAAGTTGCAAACAAAAAGCAATTCAGCGCTAAAAAAAGAATGACATTCAAAGGCGCTTTAAACGAAGCTTTTGAAGGTGGTGCAATTGATAGCCTTGCAAAAGGAAATTCAAGAAGCGCATCATTTGAAATCAAGGCCGACATGACTGTTGCTGCTGATTTCACGGGTGAAGTAATTCCGGCGGACAGAGTACCGGGTTATAAGTTTGATCCAACAAGACCGACGCATATTCGTCAGTTATTGGCACAAGGTTCAACACAAAGTGATGTTGTACGTTTCGTAAAAGAAAGCGGATATTCAAACGGTGCAGCTGCAACGGCTGAAGGTACTACATTGACGCAATCGGATTTCGATATGACTGCGGCAGATGCTAACGTTAGAAAAATCGGAACTTATTTCCGTATTTCTGAAGAAATGTTGGCAGACACACCACAATTGACTTCATACCTTTCAGCGCGTGCGCCGGAAAAACTTCTTGAAGTTGAGGACACACAAATTTTGAGCGGAAACGGAACTGCGCCAAATTTAAGTGGAATCATTACTGATGCAACTGCATTCGCTGCGGGTGATTTAGCTGATTCAGTTGATGAAGCTAACGAATTTGATGCTATTGTTGCAGCGCTTAACCAATTGGCCGGTGCTAACTACAACGCGGACACAATTCTATTGAACCCGTCAGATTTCCACAAAATCCTTTTATTAAAAGATTCACAAAATAACTACCTTAAAGACCAAGTGTATTCAGGTCTTCAGCCGGTATTTATGGGCGTGAAAGTTGTTCTTAATACTGCTATTGCTGCCGGTTCATTCTTAATCGGAAACTTTGGCGTAGGAACACAACTTTGGGTTCGTGATGGAATCAACGTTGAGTTCTTCAGAGAAGACGGAACAAACGTTCGTGATGGATTCGTTACTGTAAGAGTAAGCGAGAGAGTAGCTTTAACAAACTATTTACCAAATGCGTTTGTAAAAGGAACTTTTGCCGCTGCAATTGCAGAGCTTGAAACACCATAATAAAGGTTAACTAACCAATTTAAAAGGTCTAAATTAATTTTTAGGCCTTTTTTTTATGCTTTATTTTTAGGCGTCCAACAGATAAGAATGTAAAAAAAACAAAAAAAACTTTAAAAAAAACTGAAAATATTTTTTTAATTCAATAATGCGTTGTAGATTTGTAGGGAATTAAAACAATAAATCATTAAAAATTAAACATTATGAATAATCAAGAATTAATCGAGGAATTAAAATTGCATATACAATATTTACAAGCCGTTTTGTCAAACGGTTGGTATAATGGACAAGAAGAAAAAAACGAGCGTTCCGCTGAATTAGAAGAATATCAAAAAGCGCTTAAAAGATATATGATATAAAACATTAACCGGCGCGTTTCGGCGCGCCATAATTTTAGAACAATGAAAACAAAAACCGGATTAACAATCATACACGACGGCAACCGCGTGAACGTGTACACACAAAGCGAAATGCGAAAGCATAACGACAAAAACAATTTTGAAACGTGGTTTAAAAGCGTTTTAAACGCCTTAAATTTAAAAAGATGAGCAATATACCTAAACACTACGAAAACGGTCTTAAACACGACTTAATTGACGTTATTGCGTCTTATGACTTGAACTTCAATCGTGGAAACGTTTTAAAATACGTTGTTCGCGCCGGACGAAAGGACAATGAAATTCAAGATTTAGAAAAGGCGTTGGATTATTTAGAACGCGAAATATATCATTTAACAAATAAAATAGACATTAAAAATTTTTAATTATGTGGGGATTAAACTATATACCGGGCGATGAACCCGAATTCGAATGCGCCGTTTGTGGTGTACCAATGTTTGAGGACGCGGGTTTGTGTTCTTACGATTGTTATTTAGCTGATCAAATGTAACATTATGAAACAGAAACTTATTAAGATTTTTTTAACATTATTTTTATGGTTTTTTGCCTTAAGACAAATAATGGTATTCAACGAATTGCCAACGGCTATGTTCCTATTTTTTGTAGGGGTTTGCGTCGCAATGGCAAACGACAACTAAATGTCATAATTTAGTTTTTATTGGTTTGTAGTAAAAGCCGGTCATTAATTTGGTCGGCTTTTTTTTATAACTTTACGTCATGAATCCAAACGTTTTTGGTTGTTATGCTGAATATTTATTTGCCACAAAGGCGATGGAAAACGGTTTTTTGGTTTCATTCCCTTTACTGCATACTTCAATATATGATTGCATTGTTGATTCGCCAAATGGTTTATTTAAAGTACAAATAAAAGCTATAAACGAATACAACAGAACACGAAACCGAATCAATTTGGTTGACCATAAAAAAAACGGTTACAAAAAAAAGGACGTGGATTTTTTCGCGGTCTATTCAGCCGAACGCAAAGGTTTTTTTATTTTTAAAAACGACGGCAAAATACAATCATTTACAGTTGGTTTAGAAAAATATTCAAAATATTTTAATAACTTTGCAGCAATGTAAGTTTTTCATTATTGTTTTCATTCTTCTGAAAAGGCGTCACAAATTCATGTGGCGCTTTTTTTTTATCTTTACAAAAAAATTAAGGTTATGCAATTAAAAATCAAACAATCAATTTTAAGAGGTAGTAAACGTTACGATGAAGGCGACAAAATAGATTTGCCGGATCACATCGCACAAAATTGGATTGCCAAAGGTTTAGCGTCTAAAATAGGCAAAAAGCAAAACAAAGAAAAATTTGAAACCAAAGAATTAAAGGTTGAATATATTGAAATAAAAGACGATGCGACAAATAAAGATTAATTCAACAACCGGCAATGAATTATTGACCAGTCAAAATGTTAAAGACTACGTTCGTATTGATACGGCAGCCGACGACAATATTATTACCGCTATGATTACACAAGCGCGCATTTGGTGCGAAAACTACATTTCCCGCGACATAGTGCCGAAAAATAGAACGTATTATATAGACGCAACCAATGGGATTTTTGACGTACCATTTGGACCAATTGCAAGTATTGAGGAAATAACTATTGACGGCACCGTTACAACTGATTATGAGGTTTTGGGTTTAGACAATGAAACAATTGAATTGGACCAAGGCCCGGGCGAACGCGTTAAAATAACATATATAACCGCGGGAATAAATGACGCGCTTATAAAACAATCAATGTTGCAATTAATATCAACGTATTACGACAACCGCGCCGATTTTATGGTTGGAAATGTTTCAGAAATACCAACGACAACAAAACAAATTTTAACGTCATATAAATCAATGTTTATATAATGAACGCCGGAAAATTAGATTCTAAAATAACAATAAAACGTTTGTCTAAAACACCGGACGAATTCGGCGGTTTTAATTCAACATTATCGGACGTTGCAACGGTTTGGTGTCATTTAACCCAATTAAAGGGCGAAATAAACGACAAATTCGGCAAACGCGAACAAGACGTCCAAGTTGAAATTACAATGCGTAAAAAGACCGCAGATTTAATACAAATAGGCGACATTTTTACATTGGAAAATGATTCTAAAAAATACCGTATAAACGACAAATTCGAATTTGATTTGGATTTTTATACTAAACTATTGGCGACAAAATCGGAATAAATGAACGTAAACCTAAAAATTAACCAAAGCGATTTGAACAAACTTAAAAATAAGTTAGACAAAATGCGTGCGTTTGAATCCAAAACATTATCCAATGAGTTAGGGAAAACCGGTTTAGAAATTGTAAGGTTGGCCAAACGCGAGGTAAGATATGACAATGGCGATTTAAGAAAAAGTATTTCAGCAGAAACAAACAAAGTTACAAAATCCGTTAATATTGTTGCATTGGCACACTACGCGCCTTATGTTGAATTTGGAACGGGTGGTTCTGTTGATTTAACTGATATGATTGAATTAGGCATTCCGCCAAGTTATGCCGCACAATTCAAAGGCAAAGGCATTCGAGATGTTAATTTACCCGCGCGTCCATTTTTTTTCAGTTCGGCGCGAATAGGATTTAAAAATTTGTTGAACCGCTTAAATGGCGAAATTAAAAAAGCAATAAAATAATGTTAGAGGCGATTCACTATGTACGCAAGGCAATCATTGCAAAATTAAACGGAAATGTTTTAATTAAAGACGTGGCCGTTCCTATTTATAACAGGGTTCCAACAAACGCGACTTATCCATTTATAAGAGTTTATTCAGTTTCAAATGACGAAACAGACCAAAACCAAAGTTCGTTTACAATGGAAACAATCACACGAATTGAATGTGTAACGCGTTTTGTTTCCGATAGTGGCGGCGAATTAGATTCAAATTTAATGGTTTCGCAATGTTTAAAACAATTACGAACACGTTCGGCAAATTATATAGATTTAACTTCAAACGGTTTTAATGTATATACAAGCGTAAACGAGGGCGTCAGATATTTACAAGACGATTTGTCTGATTTTACCTATTTTCGCGCCATAATTGAATTGTCAAATAAAATAGAACAAACAACACCAATTGGCGGTTTGCAATCCGAATTACAAAACGATTTACAATCTTAAAAAATAACTATGGCAAAAATAACATACACAAATAAAACAGACAACCAAACGTCAGCATTGCCGGCCATAAATAAAGTGACCGCCGCCGATTTAAACGAAATTAAAACGTCCGTAAACGATATTTATGATACGTTGGGCGGGTTTGCATTTTATGAAGACGCAACAACAAGCACAACACCAATAAATTTGACGGCGGGCGCGTGGACTGATTTAACAAACGACAAAGCCGGGACCGGTACACATTCGCATTTGCCGTCATATATTGTTGGCGATTTATGGGATTCAGCAGCAAACAAAATTGATACATCAAAAGTTGGCGCCAATAAAATTATTTTAGTTAGAAATGATTTTGACGTAACGGCGGGCGCTGCAAATACACGTTTAGACGCACGTTTATATTTTCCCGACACCAACAAATCAATTGAATTTTCACACGACAACATTGCATCAAATGGTGATTTGGTCCGCTATTCAAGAACAACGCAAATATTTACACGAACAAGCGAATTGACCGGGGGTTGCAAAATTCAAATTAAAGTTGATAAAAGCGGCGCAACTGCGGTTGTTGAGGATTTTGTTATAACAGTTTTGAGTTTTTAAATTATGAATGATTTCAAACTATATATGCTCAACACCTTTTCGTTTATGGTTTCGTTTACTGCAATCGACGAAATTTTAAAAATATTATTATTGGCCGTTTCAATAGGGTACACCGCACAACGTTGGTATTATTTAAACAAGAACAAAAACAATGACTAAAAATTTTTCGATTTCCGAATTTGAATGCAAAGGCGGCGATTGTAAAATTAGCGCCGACGTAAAAAACAATCTTATTAAATTGGCGGACCAATTACAGATTTTACGCGACAAGGTTAACAAACCTATTAAAATAAATTCCGGTTATAGATGCGCCAATTACAATGAAAATGTTGTTAAGGGTTCTAAAAATTCAAGGCATAAAAAAGGTCAAGCGGCGGACATTGTAATTAAGGGAATGGCGCCAAATGAAGTTTATGAATTAATTTGCGAAATGGTTGAATTGGGACAATTAGGTTTTGGCGGTATCGGCAAATATAATACGTTTACACACGTTGACATTCGAGATTATTCGGCACGATGGGATTATACAAAAAAATAAACAATGGCAAAGAAATCATATAAAGACAGAAACGGAACAACGCGCGTTGGTGACGCATTGCGTTGGTTGGTGGCTAATGGAAAAAAGGTTGCGCCGGAGTTGTTGGACATTGCGGGAAACATTACGGGAATCGAACCCCTTAAAAGATTAGGCGAAAAAATTAAATCCGATGGGCAATTGTCAGAAGCCGACAAAGAAATGTTATTGGCGGAATTAGAATTTGATATGATTGAAATGCAAGAAGTCACAAAGCGTTGGACGTCAGACAATGCGGCGGATTCATTTATGACAAAAAACATTCGGCCAATTGTATTGGCTTTTTTAACGTTGACGTTGTTTATATATATTATTTTAGATTCGTCAATTGGTGGCTTTAATATAGCGCCACAATGGATTGATTTATTAAGTTCTTTGTTGTTGTTAGTTTACGGCGGTTATTTCGGCGCACGTTCAGCGGAAAAGATTGTTAAAACCTGGAAAAAATAATGGCAAAAAAATCAATTCAAATAAATACTTATAAACGCGTAAAAAAGAAACGCAAAGGGATTCATTCAAAAAACAAAAGTTCGAAGTTAAAATCCTCTAAAAACTACAAAAAAAGATACAGAGGTCAAGGGCGTTAACTTAAAAAAATAGATATTTTAATTTTTGTATTTTTGTAAATATTAAAATTCTAAAAAAAAGTTTATGGCTTCAAATTTATATTATTCAAGCGATTTCCACAAATTATCATTCGGCGACAAAGGTTTGCGTATAATTGCAGCGTCGGGAACTTCAACCGCGGGCGAAAATTTTTGCGCTATTCAAGCCGTTGAAGCGTCAACAATTTCATGTGACATCGATACCGTTGGCGGTGATACTTCAATCACGTCATTATCATTAAGCGCGGGTTCTATTATATATGGAAACTTCGACGATGTTTCTGTTGCAAGCGGAAAAGTAATTTGTTATTTGCGATAATTTATGATAGGATTAGGTTTAAAATTACCGGGAACAAATCCGTTCAATGAAATTAGCCAATTGTTAAGTCAATTGCAACAACGCGCGACGTATTTTGAAAACGCCGCAACTACAAGTGAAATATTAACTGACTTTGAAAAATGTGAATAATGAGTTTATTAGAAAAAGCCTCTATAATTACAACCCCAACCGCCTATGATGATGGCAAATTATTAAGTGTTAAACCCTCAATACCTTTTGGCGTAGAACTTATAAGTTGTGGAAATTTTGAATGTGCATTACCTTTAAATAATTGGACTGTGAATTCAGATGGAACTATAAGTGTTTCAGATGGTAAATTAAAAGTAACAAATGTTACAGATAGAGGAAGGGCTTTTAGAACTATAACAGGATTAAATGCTGGTTCAACTTATTCTTTTTATGTAGAAAACACTACAGGGAGTGGTGTAACAGGTTTTTGTCATATTGACGGAAATAATAACATTCCATTAAATACTAATTATATTTTTATCGCAAGTGCTTCAAGCATTGGTTTACAAGTTGGTGTTTCTTCTACAACTGCTGGAGATTTTACTTTTTTCGATAACCTTTCACTTAAAGAGGTTTTACACGCAGACTTTGACTTTACAAGGGGCTCAAGCGCTACAAGAGTAAACGAAAAAGGACTTATTCAAGACGTTCAAATATTAAGCGATGAATTAGTACAGAACGGAGACTTTGAGCAGATAGGTAGTGAACTTGTTACAAACGGAAACTTTGACACAGATAGTGATTGGATTTTAGGAACTGGTTGGAGTATTGCTAATGGCTCTTTAAATGGTGTCAATGCTACTTCAAGCACTTATCAAAATAATGGTTTAGTAAGTGGAAAGTTTTATAAAGTAGTTTACGATGTTTCTAATTACTCAAGTGGTACGGTACAGTTAAAATTAGGGGGTACACTTGGAGAAGCAAGAAATGAAAATGGTACTTATACAGAATATATAAAAGCATCACAAGTCATAACTTGGATAGTAGGTACAAACTTTACAGGCTCAATAGACAACGTATCAGTTAAGGAAGTAGGGCAGAATTGGACGTTTTTTGGGGAAGCTGAATTTACAGACAATGGTGCAAGAATTTATTCAAGTAGTGGGTCTAATTCATATATAGG